GTTAGCCACCAAAATGATCTTCGGAGATCTTGTTCAGTTCTTGAAAGATTCTAGACATTCAGGTACCGGTTGCATAGGAACAAATGTGCACGGTTTTGATTGGAAGATGATTTTTGATGAACTAAATTTTGCCCCAGATATTGATTGGTTAGAAATGGATGTTGAAGGATTTGATACGACAGTACAACCCTGGGCTGGAACTATGATAGGAAAATTTGCAGCACATATGTACAGATATGTGGTGAATTCACCTGATTGGTTTGCAGTTATGAGTGCCGCTAAGGCATCAGTAGGTTGTATAATGGTTGTTGGTAGAAATGTAGTTAGATTAGATCACATGAACCCTTCCGGTTCATGGATGACAGGAACTACCAACACCTTGTTGTCTCATTTTATGGATAACATTTTTTTTGAAATTACTAAGATATTTTGTAGAGCTAGTGGTTGTGGATGTCTTAATAGTATGACCCAAAAAGCCGTTATGCGGCGAGAGTACTATGGAGATGATTCACTTCGCACTGTTAAAAGAGCTTATATGAAACATTTTAATCAATTAGCCTATGTCGATTTTTATAGAGAGACATTTGGTCAGAATTTGACGAATGCGGATAAGACCCCGATAACAGAACCCTGTAGGAGAGTGGAGGATGTCTCGTTTTTGTCGAGACGTTTTGTGAAGAAAGGTCCATTTGTATATGCGCCTCTTCCAACCGAAACAATTGAGTCAGTGCTCTTATGGGTTTCTAATACATTTAAAACAGAAGAAACTCAGAGAGAGCAACTTTCGGCTCAGACCCGAATTGCGATGGAAGAAGCGTTCTATCATGGACGAGAATACTATGAAGCACTTGAGCAGAAGGTGCAGACTTATTGCCATCATTTCAATATCCCTTATCAAGGGGAGACTTGGAATTTTTGGTTAGTCAATCATTGTAAACAATATGTGCGCTGAATGAAGCGCCAACGCCCGGACATGGCGTAAAACTGTCCAAAACGTCTTTTGGATTTTAACGATATAAACAATCCCGTGTGTCCCGTGATCTCCCCTCTCGTGTGTGTAACGAGAGAAGGTGCTGAGATACTAGAAATCACATTCTTGCTCACTGTGGAGTGACTTTTTCCATAGTTAGAGCGTAAAGTAATTTAAGTCAGCGAAGATATCAATAAGAAGAATGATGATGGCCACATAGACCTAGGTGGCGATGTTTCAGATACAATACAACAAGGTCAATTATTCGAGCGGAATTTGGAGGAAGAACTAAATGTAGTTGGTTTTCAACCCTTATTGCCGCCGGCCCTTATAAGTTTTCCTGATCAAACGCCGCAAGCGATTTTGAACAGGTGGAGAGTGTTAGGTACCACTAACATGGGAGCAGCAATCAGTGAGGCACAGTTTTCGCCCTTGAAAACTTTGTTGTCTGATTCAGTGGTGTCGGATGCATTAAAATCGTTTGCGTACCTTAGATCGGATGTAGAAGTTATGTTAATAGTAACAACTTCTCCAACTATCTATGGAACAATAGCGTTATGTGCAAACCCTGGATTAGCTATTACTGATGGTGCTCAAAGTGGAACGGCTTTGGATGAGTCGTATCAAATCATGTCACATGATCCAGTTATAGTGGATGTGTCAACGCAAAACCAAGTGCATATTACTGTGCCCTGGGTGTCCCCAGCACCCTTTGCGTTGATAGCAGATTTGACGGCTACAACACAATTGCGACCCTGCGATTTTGTTGTATTGAAGTTTCCCATTTATGATTTGTCCAATTCGACCCCTCAAAATGTTAAGTTGACATTAAAG